CACTATACATACTAGGTGTGCCGTCGTAACGCATACGGCGCCTGTCGCCCTCCGTCGTATTAGCCCACAAGCCTTGTAAGGCTTTATCTGCAAACGACATAGCGAAGTCAAGGCAGTCGTTAAACACCGGACAGGCATCACAAAACGGTTTTATCATCTTGCGGGCTAAAGCCGATTCTGTACCGTTGGCAGGGAAAAATAGGTTAGTTTCAAGTCCACGGCAATTTGCGTATTGTTGCCAGTCGGGGCGGTCAACATCAAACATGGCGTTAGCACAACCGCCAAGGCTGCCAACCGCATTGCCCTTTGGCTTCACGGCCCGAATACAACAGCCACGCCCAATTCAGGTTGGTGTACGGGTCAAACATGTCGTCTGGCGTTAATCCCATTTGTTCCCACCAAACATGGTGCGCAGACCAGTTGCCTTGGATAAGCCCGTAGTCCCTGCATTGGCGCCCAGAATCGCTTGTGCTGCACGCTGTAGGTTCGCAACGGCTTTCACGCCACATAATCTTAGACAGCGTTTTAAGCGTCTTGACGTCATTGGGCCACCCTGCGTCTACAGCGGTACTGAACCATTGCGCACACGGCAATTCCCGCAATTCCTCAGCAAAGACAACAGGCGCAACCGTCGTTGTCGTCGTTGTAAGCGGCGGGTACAACTGACCCACCATTTGGCTAGGCGTGTACATCTGTACGGTAATTCGAGGGCTGGTCTGTACAACAGGCGACAATTTGACAGGCGGTGAAGTGAACCCTGTCGCCACCGCCCAACACATAAGCCAAGTGAATAGGGCTAAACCTACAAAGCGTTTTACGTTCATTATTTGTCCTTTAGTCGGGGTTAAGGTCGGGTTATGTCTACCGATTCGGTGCGATTAAGTCAAGCACCCTTAAAAATGGTTTTAAACGCATGGTGGACAATGTCTGGGTGGTCAGCTAGTAGCGGACTAATTTCAACATGCACCCATGCCCCGCCTTTGCTGCCGATGGTGTTTTTTTCGTAGATTAGCCAGGCGTCCCGACTTGACCGATAGCCAGCACCAAATCCAAACCGTGACGGCTTATATGTGTTGCTGTAGTCGTGTATTTCCTCTATGCCTAAAATGTCCCTGTGCGTATATAGAAAGTCAATTAGTTCGTAGCGTTGCTTGACTGTGCCGGATAGGTCTACGGCCCGCCAGGTGGCGTGTACGGACAGGTGCGGCGTTTTGGACGGACTACCTTTGACAGGACGGTTGGCGTAGATACCTAGGCTGGTGACACCAAACAGGAAGCAGCAGTAATCGTTGAATACGGTTGTGCCTTTGCGCTCGACAGGGTGCGGGCCGTCTTTGTTGCCCGTGTACGGCCTAATCGCCATTGTTTTTAGGTCCAAATATCTTTGGCGATTCCTTGCCAGTCCTGCCAGCGACGCCGTTACCCAAACCGTAAAACACAATAGCCGAAATGATAGGTAGACCTGCGGATTCGTCAATGCTGTTAGTTCCTAAAAGGATTGTGATACACACCAGCGCCAACATAAGTATTGCTGCTTTAGGTACGTTGGTTATGTTCACAATTCAAAGTCCGTTTCAGGCGGGTCAGGTGGTGGGTCAGGTAAATCCTCAATTAGCACAATGTTATTATCAGGTTTGGTGGGGTCGTAACCTTCAGGGCCGTAAGTGATACGAATCATGTTGATCTCAAAACACAAGTAGGGCCAAAGTAATCGGACGTTAAAGTTCCCGCTGTAGCAAAAGCGCCAGTAACTGACGCCTGCAACCACATACCAGCGGTTAAAGCGTTCATACCAGTAGTAGAAATAATAAAGCCACTAGGCGTAGCACTATTAAGTCCTGCGCCACGATAAGTGGGAGTTGATGCGGCTGTCTGCATATTGAACGCTATCCAATAAGCGCCAGCCGAAAGACTTTGCGAAATAGTTATTTGGTAAACGGTACTTGCTGCCGTTGTGGCAACTGTGCCAGCGTCTAAAAGAACCGTAGACGGTTTACCTGTAGTTGAATCATTGTTATAGATCCCTAATCGTACAGAACCAGTTCCTACATAAGCCGACGCTGTTTCTATTGCTATTCGGTCAAAGGTTTTAGTTGACGTCATTATTAACGGATAATAGTAAGTAGTTGATACAACTGCTGTAGCGTTCGCAACGCCACCGTCGCCCCTGTAGTACAAACCTGCCGTAAAACCAAAAGACGCCGTTGCACCTGTAGCGCCTTGGCTACCTTGTGCGCCAGCCGTACCTTGTGAACCTGTAGCGCCCTGACTACCTGCCGTACCTTGTGCGCCCGTAGCGCCTTGGCTACCTTGTGCGCCAGCGACGCCTTGTGAACCTGTAGAACCCTGCGAACCTTGGCTACCTTGTGGCCCTGTATTAGCAGCAGCGACCACATAAGCCGTAGTCGCTATCTGTGTCGTATTTGTTAAAGGTGCAGCTGTAGGCGCTGTCGGAACACCCGTGAACTGTGGGCCAGCAAGTCGAGCGAGGACAGGTACAGCGGTAGTGCCAATAGCGGTTTCTATGGCTTCCACAGCGTCGTTAATGTTGGCGTGCTGGCTGGCATGCGGAACGGTAGCGCTGTCTAAAGGGTCAGCCGCAATCGGGTTAGTAAAGTTGTCTATTGCCCCTGGAAATGCTGTTGTCACCAGTTACCGCCGTTGTAGTTTGTATTCCCATCGTACACAAAATTAGGACTGTTGTATATGACAGTGAAATCGTAATAACTAAAAGGGCTAGTCGTCATAGTAAAGAAAGTCCCCACGTTTGTTATTTGCATTTGTAGGCCTTGGACTATCTGCAATGTTGTCGTATCTGTAACGTCGCCTGGTATCCGGTATTCCAAGTTAATGACTGGCAACTGGTAAAAGATTGCTTCCATAAACCTAAAAAGGTTGTCGGTCAAACTGTCAAAAGTTATGACAAAATTTAAGGTTGTCGGGTCGGACCGTGTGCTACTAATCCAACTGGCAAGACCTAACGCTTGTGTAGCGTCATAGTCGACGCTTGCCAAAGTTTGCCCGTAGACGCCGTACAGGGCGACGCTAGCGCTATCGGTTGCTGTTTGTGCAGCCGCGACAGGCGGAATAACTGTAGATTTGTTAACAAAGTTTGTGCCTAATTGTATGCGCTCAATGTTGCTGTAACCAACATTGTAACCGCTTGACGTACCTCGACGAAAAGTAATCGTTGCAGGTAATAAATCCTGCATATTAGACCGTGAAATTAGTCCGCAATCTTGGGCAAATAATCCTAGCCAGCCCTGTTCCGTCACAAGGTTTTCGTTTAATCGGTTTAGTATTGACCCTGTATATGTGTCACCGATAGCAATACTGTCGCCGTCGCCTGTCAACGAAAAGTCCGACCCTGTAGGCAACAGGCTGTTAAATTCTTGATATATCTGGTCTAAAGTTTCCCGCTGCGTCAAAGAATCGTTAATGACGTTGATACGACCCATAAGGCCCAACAGGTCATTACAGATAATTGTTGCTGTTGACGCTAACCCTGTACCTGGCTGGTCGTTAAACAAGATTTCTTTCACCCAAAAAATTTGGTAGAAACCGTCTGTGTCGGCTTTAATTTGGTCGTTAAGCGTGAACCCTGCGGCTTGGTCAGTTTGGTTGCGAATAGTAAAAGTTAATCCGCCGGGGCTGTACTGGTCGTCTTGTGTTGCTCGACCTTTGACAATGTTTGCTGACTGTACTTCGTCAGTGAAATCTACGGTTGTCGTTTCGTTTGTGAACGTCCATGCGTGGGCCATTAGAACGCCCGTGTGTTTAGCGGTACAGCCCCAATAGAACGGTTGTATTGTTGTAGCGCCCTGACGACTGCTTGCGGGTCTGCACCCGTGTTGATTGTGATGTAGTTAGTGGCACCGGCACCAGCGTTACGGCCCGACAGCGGTATTACAGCTTCGGGACCTTTCTCACCAATCATCGCCAAGGTTGGGCCTGTCACAATGCCGCCGTCAGCCAAATACGGGATATCTGGCATACTAAAACCTTTACCGCCAATACCTGGCACCCAACTAGGAACCTCAAAACTGAACTTGCCTATGGTGTTATTCCACGCCCTAGCAATACCGTTGAACGCGGCTTTAAACGGTGATATTAAAGCGTCTACAACGCCGTCCATAATGTTTCCGACGCCTGTAACTAATTGTCTAATCGTAGTCCAAACGTCATTTCTAAAAAATTGGATAACCTTTATGATTCCGTTAAAAACATTATTTGCTACAACGTGAATTTGCATAAACGCATTTTTAACAATGTCAATGGCTTTGCCAATTACGTTAAATTTTATTTGCAATGCAACCAAAGCTGCGACAATAGCCATAATAACGACTACGCCGGTAGCGACATATAGAGCGGTAAAAGACGCTGTTAACGCCGTGTTTAGCGCGAGCGTTAAAGCCTGTAAAGCATTAAAAGCCACAATGCCAGCAGATACAGCGCCAAGACTTACAACTAGCGCTGCTAACAAAGAAGGGTTACTTTCAGCCCACGTTGCAAACTTTTGTATAACTGGCAACAGTTTTTCAAAGACAGGTAAAAACGCAGTACCAATAGATTCTTTTGTTTCATTAAAAGCGATACCTAACTTTTTCATACCGCCAGCAGCAGTATTAGCGGCGGCTTCGCCAGCGCCACCAAAGTTGGTTGTTAAAACGCCCATGACCGTTTCAAGGTCTGCGCCGTCTTTAATCATCACTTTAAGTTCAGGCGACAGAGCTTGCAGGCCACGCATGTTGCCCGCATACGCTTTAGCCAGGGCGTCGGAAACGGACGCAAGGTCTTTACCTGTTGCCGCCGAAACATCTATGGCGATGTTCATAAGGTCTTGGGCAGCAGTTAAATCTTTAGTAGCAACGACCAACGCTTGAAAGGCTGGGCGAGCTTCGTCGTCCGATACAGCAACAGACCTGCCAAGGCTAGAAATGTAATTTTCGACGCCTTCAATTTGTTTAGCGGTAGCACCAGTTGACGCTTCAATTTGGCGGGATAATGACGCCTGTGCGGCTTCGTCCTCAATGGCTGCTTTAACGGCCTGACCAATAACAGCGACAACAGCAGTTAAAGCCAAAGCGGCGGGGACAGCGGCTTTTTTAATAGCAAATTGGGCTTTTTCCCCAGCTGTTTCTAACTCGCCAAATTCTTTCATCGCCTGCTTAATACCGACGTCTTTGAATTCGGTAATAAGTGGAATAGTTATGCCAGCCATGGCTAGTACCTTAGTCTTTTGTTTGTTTCTTGTGCGACGGTTTCCACCAGTTCGGCAAGGTTCCTTGTGACAACGTCTTGGTTGGCTAAAGCAGCAGGCCACATGCCGCGGGACGCACGCCCGTAAATATCTAATTGCCTAGACAAAATGTTGTGATTGGCACGGCCCGCAATGTCGTAGATACTGCCCCAGGGGTCTTTTTGCACAACGGACAAAAACGCTGTTTTGCTAGGCTTAATAGAAACTTTGATTCCTGCTTTGGCTTTAGCAGTCGACCACACTAACGGCCTGCCCCTTTTCTTGCCCCAAACACGCAACATACCAGATAGGGGCGCTGTGCCTTTGTTGACGTTCTGTTTGGCTTCGTCCACCATAGGCGCTAAAGCCGTTTTGGCTGACCGCCTAAATTCCTTAAAAATTTCGGGTTCAGTCCGTTTAAGTTCGTTGATAGCGTCACGGATTCCGATAACTTCCGTTTTCAATTCTGCCGTCATAACTATTTCCTTTTGTTAAGAATCTTAGTCACGGTAGCAAGGTCGTTGGTGTCGAATTCTATATGCGGCGGCCAAAAGCCCGTTTCAATTAGCAGGGACGCTAAGGCGTAACGGTAGTGGCCTTGTCGATAGGGTTTTCAGGTACATCGTCTACGACTTCCAACACGATAACTTTTTTAATGAAGTCATCTAAAACGATAGGAACTACGACGCCTATTTGCTGTAATGCGGTATGCGCTAAAAACGCTAAGTCCTCTAGACCGATACCGTTAGCGATGTTGCTGGCTTTAGTTTTAAAGCGGCGCTCCCAAGCGACAATAGTAAATAGGTTTGTGGTGACTTCCATAGGGCCGTCGCCCTGGTCAACTCGAAGGGTAAGTTTCATGTCGGGTCCTTTTGTTAGGTGCTAAATCAGCTTGTAGCGGTAGTAAGCGTGCCGCCTTGAAACGTCAAAGTGATAGCACTCAGGTCGCCTAGGCTGGCGTCAATCAAAGGTAATTCGGCAAGGTAGCAGTTAGTCAAAGTAAACTTAGGGGCCGTTGCTGTAGGGGTTGCTAGACCAGCTGCAGTAGGCGAAATCGTGACTGTCGTTTGGGTCCCGACAAGGACTGCCAAAGTAGCGTAAGTTTCCGACGCTGCATACGACATAAACAGTTCTACTTCAAAAGTGTGGTCAGTCATACCGGTTACATAAAACGAATCGTTGCTGCCAAAAGTA